TTTAAAATCTATACCAAATCTTTCAAACCCTGCACCTCCCATACCTCCCATTATTAGTGCTAAGTTTTTACCATCAGTAAAATGTATATCAGCAGCAATACCTTTTATATGAGATGAGGTTGGATTTTTCTTAGATAATGGATGTTTTTCACATCTAAAACCAGAGTTTACCTTAAATGGTACACCTGCAATTCTTCTTGCTTTATCCATCATCTCTAAGAAATTACTATCAATGTAGTTTGTATTACAACCACATTTGCAATTAAACTCACTTCTTTTAAAGTATTTTAATTCCATTTTATTTGTTTTCTTTAATAGATTTGATAATATCTTCAAAAAAACTTTCAAAATCTTCTTTAATTTTATTTTCAGAGTCAATTTGTTTTAACTTTTTTATAGCCCAATTTACACCTGCATCTCCTCCCCAAGCATCCCACATAATACCTCCACATCCTTCATCATAAGGAACATCTTTATGTTGCTGATGTCTTTTAAAGGAAGCCATACGAGCAATAGTATCTCTACTTAAACTATCTCTGTTGGCTAATTGTCTTGCTCTAGTCCATCCGACTTGAGTTCCACAATCACTACCATTTTCCTCTTTATACTTTATAGCCCTCTTAGCATTGTTAGTTGCTGCTTGTGGGTAATCATTATAAGTTTTAGCCATACTACGCTGTTACTACAATAAACTCAATGTCAATCGCATCTGTATTTGCATTAGCACCGATTTGAGTTATATCTGTAAGAGTTCCTATAGTAGTAGTGCTTGCTGCTGCATCAATCTCGTTATCCATTAATAAGAAAGTTTCGCCTGCTTTTATTTTAACAAAGAAAGAATCTGCAGTACCTGTAACTCTTAATTCTAAGAAGTTAGTATCATCTAAATTCTTAATTCTAAAGTATTTATAATTGGTTATATCTGCTACACCTGCTTCATCTGCTGCACCAAAGTTTATTATATTTGTCCAAGATGACCTACCTGCATCTGATGCAATAGTCATTACTCTCTGATAAACCTCTCCGTTACTTGTAAATGTTTTATTCATTGTATTACCATAACTAACACCATTAAGAGTATATTGCTCTGTTATTGTTACTGTTAAATCTTCTGCTATTACTGTTGTTGCCATATTATATTATTTATTATTATATTTTTCCTTTTGTCCAATCGCTAGAGTGCATTATTGCTAATATATCTTTGTGATTGTATTGTTTCAAACCTACTAAAAAACGAGGAGTTTTACCTTTAAATTTCAATACTGTTTTAGTTTCATCTAAAGACAATCTTAAAGTATCTTGACTTGTTTCTCCTACTTGAGAAAAATCAATAATTGCTACATTTTTCATATTATAAATTACATATATCATTTTATTTTCTTTTAAGGTACGTCTGTTACTATATCTCCACTAACCATGTTTGTCATAGTTCCATTATTACTGTTTGAACTGAAATCTTCTATTGTAGGGAAAACTGATGCTCCTGCTGTATCTCCATTTCTCCAATATCCTAATAGATTACTTTCTCCACTTAAATCAGTAGGAGTACCATTATTCCAATATTCACTTATTTCAGCAGGAGTTAATGCTGTATCAAATATTGAACACTCATCTAATAAACCTGATAAAAATTGTGAACTAGAAGATGTATGTCTAGCAAATGTCATACCCTGTGTTGCCTGAGTTATTGTGTTACCTGTTGAGCCTAAATCAACTGTTGGTGTTCCACCTGAATTTTCTAAAGCACCATCTATATATAAATTGATAAACTCACCATCAAATGTAAGAGTTACCATGTGCCATCCATTAGCACGATAATAATGCTGTCCACTTTTAAACTTGTCAAAACCTGTAGATACTTGATATATTGTAGAGTTTACTACTATAAAACAAGTCAATGTTTTATTTGACCATCTTATAAAATATCCTGTATTTCCACCAATACCATAAAAATTACCAACAAATCTCATTGTGGCAGTTGCTTCAAAATCATCTAACTTAAACCAAATATTTACAGACATTGCTGCTGTAGGTCTTAAGGCTGCATTATCACTAAAACTTACATAATCATCAACACCATCAAAGTCTAAAGAATATAAATTCTCATAGCCTCCACCAACTGTCTTGATAGTATTTAAACCTAATCCTTGTCTTAAACTTAACATATTATTTATATATTATTATTACTATGCAGATGCGTTTCCATCATGCTCTCTATAACCAATACCAATACCACTCGTTAGAGTTACTGCAGTTGTACGAAAAAACAATGTAGTTCCTGCAGCCATAGTTTGACCATTTAAAGAAGTAATACCACTAGCATCTCCTGCTATTGTAGCAATTACTGATTCAACTGGGAAATGTATGCAGTAGAAATCTTTACCTGTTTGTGCTGCAGTAGTAAAAACCTCAGTTCCACCACCCTTGCCTAGCATTTCAAATAGTAATGTATTATCTGTATCAAATGTACTCATTTTATTTTATTTTTAAATTGTTATTATTTTATTTTTATTCTGTAAAAAGTTTTATCAATGCACCTAGAGTTATAGCATAAATCATCCACATTGCTTTCACTAAAACCTTTCTCATTGCTGTGTTTCTGTTCACTCTAGCAGTAACCCCTTTATCTGGATTTAGTAATCTTTCTGTAATCATGTCTAATTTACTGTCCAAATTATCCATCTTCTCATTTATTGAACTTATGTCTTTCTTCATAGATACTATCTCCTCTTTTGTTGTCATTAGAATGTTGTTGTTTGTACTGCTATATTCATATATATTGCTGAACCACCACTCGCCTCCTTAATCATTGGAAAGATAATATCTCCTGCTGCTAATGCTGCTGTAGTTATAGTTGTTTCATTTATTCTAACACCTTTACTGTTGCTACTAAGACCATCTGCTGAAATCTCATCAATTACAATAGGAGTTACTGCTGTTATAACACCTTCTACGGGTGTAATTTTACATATAGCAATCGTAACTGCATTAGAGCCATCACTTGTAAGCCATCCACTTATAGATGTAACACTAGCAGTTTCAGGGATTACACAAGCCTGACCAATTCTAAAGAAATTTGTTGGACTAATACTTCCTGAAGATACTGTTCCTGTACCATAATCAACAGCCATCTCATAAGGGGAATTAGTATCTGCTATATCTTCTCCATAGTAGTAGTTTGTAGCACCTGTAGCATAACCCTGCATCTTATAATTAGTAACACCCATATAAGACTTGTTTTTCCATTCTAAATCCCCATCAGTTCCTGTTGCAGATGTTCCTCCACTTTTACTTAAAACAGTATCATTAATAGCAGTTTCAAATCCTTTTGGATTATGTCTATTTATACTACTTAAATTTTTATGTTCGTTTGCAGCCATTTATATATTTATTTTAACAATCATCACAAGGACAGTTATTCTTCCAACTATCATAATTTCTAGTAGGTCTTGAATATATACTATCATACATTATTATACCATGATTCTTGTAAACATCATCATTACAAGGTTTATTAGATTCATAAGTTGGATAATCACCATTTTGGTCGCTATCATTCATATAATCTAGCATATCTTTTAAGTATATCTCAGCCTTTCTGTAAGTGTCCTGCTTATAAGCGTTTAACTCAGAAGGGTCTATAATAGTAGCAAACTCATCAAGATTATGTACAATACCTGCACTACTACTATTACTCTGAACTTCATTTATTACCTCAAACCTAACAAACCAACACAAAGTTCTTGTTAAGAAATCATCCATTAAAGTTTGATTTGCAGTAGTTAAAGTACCATTATTGTGTTGTGTTTTTAATTCCTCATAAAACTTCTTACCAATTGCCTCTTTTAAATGTGCTAACTCAGCAAGAAGTAATGTGCTGCTAGAAATTAAAGCAGTATCAGTATTAGCATTAGTGAAACTATTACTTATAACTTCTGCTGCTGTTACTAAAGGTATATATTGATTTACATTTGACATAGTTATTCTTTTTCAATTTCAGTTACTTGCATATCTCCAACTTCATCATCACCTTTGCCATCACCATCATCATCTCTTGTTACGATAATCTGCTCTCTATCAGTTAAGAACATATTACCTTCCTCTAGCATTGGTAAATCCTCATCTAACATTCTTCTTTGTTCGTTAATAGTAAGAACTTGTTTAGGGTCAATCTGAGTTGCAAAACTAATTGGTGGCTCATAGTGAATCACTAATTCTTCAGGCAAGAAGCCTAACTCTTTATATAAAACCCCTCTAATCCCATTTAATAATAAATCAGAAGTATCTTTAATTACAGTAGTCATTGCTAAGTCATAAGCAATTCTAATCTCACTACCTGTATTGTTCATTTTACCTGAACTAACTAAACCACTTAATGATGGTTGCCATCTATGAGCAGTTACAATGTTCTGGTCAGTTATTCTTTGTAAGTCTATCCAACTACCTTCTTGGTCATCTTTGATAATTTGAACATTAGCACTTGAAGTATCTCCATTCTTAACAATGAACATAATCTTACCATTGTTTCCATCTCCAACAAACTTCTTTTGTGCCTCTCTTACTAATTTCTTTGCTTCTTCTTCACCCATATCCCCATTAATCTCAACGATTGCTGAAGGTTGAAATCCATTCTTGAATTTAGTGTGATTCCATTTACCAATTTCATAATCAACTGCAATATGCTCTAATGCAGCAATATAATCAGGTAAACCATAGAATTGGAATGTAGGCTCGTAATCTTTAAATTGAATAACAAATCTATTTCCCTTCACTTTAGGATAAATAGGAATGATAGATAATTTATCTTTCATACTATTGTACTTAGCCCAATCAGGATGTACATATACTTCTTTCTTGTTTTTAGACATTCTAACAGTAGTTGCATCTATGTGATATAGATTTAGTCCACCATCATATAATACACCCTCTAAATAGGCATTTCCAAATGAATAGTAATCATCTGCTAATTTCTTAAAAACCTCTCTTAATGATTCTCCATCAGCATTTACATCTTTGATGTATTCTTTAACATCTTCATTATTCGTAACAAACTTAGCGCCACTTGTAAAGATAGTCTTTTGTGCTAATACACTTCTATGAGTAGAAGATTTACGCTTTAATTCTGCTAAATACTGAGGGAATAGATTATTAGTACCAAAAGGAATAAACTTAGTCCTTACTTTTGCTAAATCTAAAGGTTCTTCAATATGTTCAGGAATTGCTAAATTAAAAACTCCAAATTCAAAAGTATTACTCTTTTGATTCTGAAGATTCTTTACCTGACTTTTTCTTTTTGGTTGCTTTCTTTGGCTCATCTTTTGTTTTTGTAGTTGATAATTTTTCTACTAATGAAGTTAAACCTAAATCTTCATATAGGTAAGACAATTCTTCTTGTGATGATTCTCTTAGTACAAACCTTTCACCATCTCTTATAAGAACAACATCTTTTTTTGCTTTGTATTCTGCCATAACTGTATATATTTTTAAGTGTGATAAATCTACAACTTTTTTTTCACAATCACACATATTATAAAAAAGATATTAATAGGGAAATGTTGTTAAACTTTTTACGAACAAAGTCCAACCTATTTCTATATCTTTAAATATTAATCTGTTGTTGCAGTTAAACCTGTTGAAGCAACTGTAATTCCTGTTGCAGAAGGTGCATACTCTCTTGGCATTTCAAATTGTCTTGCCATTAGAGAAATAGTAACTCCATTTTCATCAGAATAAGCAGCACCTGAACCACCTTCAGCACTTGCAAATTGTCCAAAAGTTTGACTTCTTTCTGCTACACTTTCATTTCTGTATTTCTCAGAAACACCTAAAACAAAAGCATTATCATTAGTATCTACTGCTATTATCATCAAACAAGCATTTAACATATCTTGTATTGCATTGAATTTAGCAACCTCCATTCTTGGAAGTGTAAAAGATAATCCACACTCAAAAGCAGTTGAACCATTCTCTTTAGTTGCATTGATAGTTAAAGCAGGAGTTTCATTTTTAAACTCATACACACCCCAATCAGCATCAGTTCCACCAGTATCTTTAATACTTGTAATTGTATGAGTGCTTGACCCATATACGATTGTATCTCCAGCAGCCCAAGACCTTAGTAGTATTTGTTTTATACCACCTGTTGCTTGTAAGTCTGTGCATCCAATCGCTAAACCTGTATCTATTGCCATTTTTTTATTATTTTATTAGTTATTTAAAAGTAATTAAGAGGAGGCTTTTACACCCCCTCTATTATTACATTATTGTTATGCTACAATTCCCCATTGAACAAGAGAAGAATACAAGTATTGTACTCCTAACTTGAAGTAACCTCTGAAGAACATTTTTTCTTCTAAATCATCATAAAATACTTTAAATGAACCTTCTGGGTCAGTTACATCAGAACCAATGATTAAGTTCTCTACTGCACAGTAACATACACCATTGTTAACATTTGCTGCTCCTGTAGTAATAAATAAATCAGGGTTAGTGTCTGTTAAGATAGTGTCCCACTCATACATTGCTACTAACTCAACACCTCTAAACATTACTCTACGCATACCATCAACTTGGTTAACGATTGCTAAATCAGCAGAAGAACCTTCTAAGTTTGCTAAGTAAGCGTTAAAGATTTTAGGAGTTACAAACATTTTCTTATCACCTGCTGCTACTTGTTGAAGTGCTGCTGGTGCTTGGTCATATACATTTCTAATTAATCCGATTGCATCTGCTGCAGTTGGTGCTGCTTCTGTTCCAGCATACTCAATTACAGTTTCAGCCTTCATTAATTCCATCCAACCATCAAAAGCAGTATATCCTGCTACTGCACCTGCTATATCACCACCCCATGCTAATCTTACTACATCTGAAGCGATACCTTTTACTGCTCTGTTTACGATTGCATCAGACAACTGAGTCCCCTCAACATTCATTACATCAGCACCAGAACGATACATTTCTTCAATATAAGTTCCAAAGAACTCATCAGTACATTGCTCCAAAGCAACTCTACATCTACCTGCAGTAATTACTTTATCATCAATATTAAATTGTGTTGAACCACTTGTTGCCGAACACGATGTGTAAGGTTCTACTATCTTAGTTAGAGCAGCAGAAGTGTAAACATTCATTTTATGTTTAACATTAGGAATAACTCTATAGTTACGCATAATATCATCACTTCTAAATACTGGCTCATAAAAAAGTTCGTTTAGTTGCGCACCTCCGTAAGTTGCTGCAATACTATTATTTGCTACATTTGCCATTTTTTTTTATTTTTTTAATTATTAAATTTGTTTCTAATTCTTGATGCCATTACATTGTAAAAACCTGCATTAGCATCTTCTGTCTTGTTTTCAACTACTGCAGGGTCGCTTTCAGTTTCAATTTCTGTACCTTTAGCATCTGCTTTGTTGATTTTAGCGTTTAACGCTTCAACTTCTACTGTTAAAGTTTCGTTAGTTCCTTTTGAAGCAACTAATTCTTCCTCTAACAAAGAAATTTTGTTTGATAATTCAATGTTACCAGTT